TAACTGTTCTGGAATCTACCGCTTTTGTAGATCCAGTCCAAACAGTTTCCCAAGAACCCCAAGTTACTGGACCAAATCCACTCTGACTGTCTAGTTCAGATGCAACAATCTGAGATTCTGATTGGATGTAGTTTGTGGCAACTTCTGTGCTATTCGCTGCTAGTCTTACTACGTCAACCCAAATATCAGAGGATGGTGTAAGATTGATAGTACCGCCATAATAACCGACGCGGTATGGAGCAACAGATTCAACTCTTGTTGCGTATGGTTGATTTATTTCTTCAACTTCATAATAATCTAGAGTAATAAGTCCACCAGTCTTTTTGACATTTGTACCTATCAGATCACTTACAAAGTTTGGATCTACATTTGTTGAAGTAACTCCCAATCCAATAAGAGAGTTTGAACCCAAAATTAGGTCAACTTCTGTTGTATATGGTGCAGGTCTTAATTCAGAATTAATGACATCAATACTATTTTTTACGATAGTTACTTTTTTCTGAGTCGAAGTTGTAGAAAAATCATCTACAAAGAATCCAGACTTAAATCTATTAAGACCGTTTACATCTCTAACAAATAGATTTGATGTGTCAGACTCTAAAAGTGATAGTGAAGTATAGTATTCTAGATTTTTAATTCTATTTTCAAGAGAATGAATGTCTTTCATTCTATATCTCTTGTGTTCTGCAAGATTTAAACTTGCATCATTGACATCACATAAGTATGCAGGTAGAGTAATAGTTGCAATATCAAGTGCATCATCAATATCAATTGGTGGTTGAGGATTATCTGCGGGTTCTCCTTTGTTTAGTTGGAAAACACCATCTTTAGTTAGATAAATCTTATCTATTCTTGGTAGATAATATGAGTAATCAAATAAGATGGATTCGTCAGATGCCAAAATACTGGAAGCAGAATTGCCACTTGAAGTAAATGATCTTGCATTAAACTCAAATGGAGATAATGAAGATGTGGTTACAGTAAAGTTAGAAACTCTTGGTCTAATGTCAATAATATCCGTATTTCTTATACCATTGACCGATTGAATATCGCAATAATCAAATTGATTATAAGAACTTGCGGTTGTTAAATCTCCACTATCTGATGAGGAGAAACTTGCTGATTCGAAAATTATTTTTAGTTTTCTTGTTGGTTCCTTTGCGGATGCCTTTCTAATAATTCTTGCATAATCATAAATTGTTTCTCTTTGTCCGTTATCAAAGATATAGTTAGAAATAATATTATTATCCCCACCATTAACTGCAGTAATGGTTGCGGTAATTCCAGATTCTTTGAAAGTTACAACTTCATTGACTTGGAATTTATTAGAATTCCTTGCAACGTAAGAAACTTGTAGGGTATTTAGTCTCTCTGCATATACGCCGACTGCACCACTAAGTGATCCTACAAACTCTTCTCCAATCAATAAATCATCAGTTTTTGCTGTTGGTCCATTAATAGTTGTTAGAGTTAAACTTGGTAGTTCTGCATCAGAAGTATCATTAGATTCATAGATTCCATACAGTACCGTTACGTCTGGTTGCAGTAAACAGATTTCCTCATCTTGAACTCTGGTTCCATATGGATAAGTTCCATATGTCAAACCATCATTATTAGTTGTTGTTCCTGTTCCAGAATATTGATATTTTGATTTGTCAACTATTACTGATTGAATTCTATTTTTATTTTTTACTTTAGAATCAATATCAACTTTTCTTAGAGTTGCAATTAGTTTTCCAGTACCCGAGGAAGTTGACAATCCATTTATTGTTATTTCTCTTCCGCCACTAGAGAATACTAACTTATCAGAACTTAAACTTTCGGTAGTTCCGTTATCTGTAATGAGAACATATCTTTCTTCATCATATGGTAGGAATGTCTCATCAGATTCTGCTATTATAGTATTTGTGGAATTTGTAGATATAGTTACATTATATTGCTTTCTTACAGTTAATGTAGAATTGGTTAGATCTACCGATGCAATATTTCTTTTTGGTAAGGTAGTATATAATGTATTATCTACAGATGATTGGAAGTTTGAGAATAGGATTCTAAAATCACTTGGATTGATAGTTGTTGTGGGTAAACCACCATCACAAACTCCAGTTACTGTTGTAATTCCAGAGATGGTGATTGCACTTTGAGATACTGTTTCTATCTTTGCAAAAGTATTTTCGGATAATCCTGGATTTGAAAAAGCAACAATATTTCCTACAGTGGCAATTCCTGTAAAAATAAAGTCTGTTGAAGTTACTGTACTTATTCCGCCACCAGTTGCAGTAATTTGAACTTGACCAACATTTGCTAATGTTGACTGCTTAACATCTGCCGTAAAAGTGGAAGCACTGCCGACTATGCCATAAAGAGATTTTACGTCGTTAGTTGAATATGCAGTTACTGCAGTAGAAACTCTTGTATTTTCTATACCATCAAAAACAAACTTTTCGCCAATTACAAAAGTTCCTTTAGTATTATACGCAGTAATGATACCAGAGTTTGTTGCATTATATCTTAAGAAACCCACAGCCCCACTTGATTTGCCTCTGATATAAGTTGGAGTTGTTAATGTAATAGGTTCATTTAACGATATTTCTGTATATGTTTGAATATCATATAAGGCAATATCCCACTCATTTGCATTTGGTGTTGATGTATTATATGATCCTGATTCTAAAGCAAAATCATATACCCTAGCAAGACCAATTTCTTTTCCTGGGGCAGAAATCGAGTTAGATCCAACTCTAGAATTTCTCAAACTTAGAGAATATGAAGTTGAAATACCTAATGCCGGAGATCCATAAACTCTATTGAGTGTATACGTTGGACCAGTAACATAGTTTATACTTTGATCTTCCAATAACTTTGTTGTTCTTGGTTTTTCAAAATCAAGATAAGTAGTTCCTACAACATCTATTTCATAACCACTTACAAAAGCTTTAAGTGGAGAAATTGTGTATGTAGCTAAATCATCCGATGCTTTATTGTTGTTGTATGTTAACTGATTTTCTTTAAAGACGCCACCATTTCCTTTTAAATCATCTAGAGTTTCTTTTACAGAAACGGATGGAGATTTTACATAATAGTTTCCAGACTCATCATATGTTCTTCTTGCTAGTTCTTTTTCAATTACATTATAGTCTGGATTATTAATTTGCCTTTGAAGAATACCATTTCTAACTTCTAATAATTGTACGAAGTTAGGAGTTGCTACTGGATTTGGATCATTAACTGGAATTTTAGTTAAAATTGCAACTATAGAAAGTCTATCTGCCCCAGGAGCTGCATAATTAGAAAATCCCTGAGCATTATCATTTAAATCTATATTGTCATCTGGAGTTTCTATTACCTCAAAAACATCCAATCCAACTCTATAGCTTGGATTATTTGAATACTGGTCTAGAATTATTGTCTGCTCGTCTACAGTTACAAAATGACCTCTTAGATAATATACTCCTTCCGACAAACTAACAGCAGAACCAATTGAATTTGGGTTTGATGAAATTGTTGCAGCAAACCCCTCATTTGCTTGAATAATAGTATTCCTTTCTATATCTAATGTATTTTGCTCCGATACCCCACTTTCAACGAGCAAAACTTCATTTGAAGAAAATCCTTGATAACTATTTGAAGCTACATCAGAGTTTAAGAAGTTTACATAGATTGTATTATTTCCCCTTTCAGAATCTTCAGAACTTAAAACGCCTACAACTGAAGCTCTAACCCCACTGCTAGCACCTCTAATTGTCTTTCCAATTAGATATGGCAAATATGATAAAATATTAACTCCGAGATAGCTTTCTTGTAATTCTACCGCATAATAATTGTCAATATAATTAATGTTTCCGGGTATTACAACAGATCCTTCTTTAAAAAAGTGATCGCCAAATTGTTCAATTTGACTTTGGAGCATTGATTGGAGAGTTGTAAGCTCTCTTGCTTGAACTGGATATCCTGGTTTAAATAAGACACGATAATATTGATCTTCCCTATCAAAGTCGTCAAAGTATGGGGATACATTAAGGTTAGTTTGCTGTGGCATAATTCTTTAGAACTGCAAAATGACTTTGATATCTTCTTTTTGATTTGATGATCTCGTTATTGAAGGTCTATTATCAACATAAATTATGTTTCCAGAATATTTTTCTACTTCTGGATTTGACACCCCATTAACAAAGGTTTGCCCCAAATAATATCTTCTATTATTTATTGTGGTAGATACACCAGTGAAAGATGTATCAATACCCAATCCACTTATACCTGAAGCAGAAATAGTTATGGATCCTCCCGTATTAGGAGTAGAAGTGAAACGATTCAAATTAAATCCATATAATGGAGTTGAATTTGCTGTTCCATCACTATTAAATCCTACTAAGGTTCTATCTTGCCAATACTTTAGAACTCCTGTATTTTTGTCATATGATACAACTCTGCCTACTGCAGTTGATCCAAGACCAACTGTTTGGGTAATGTAAGAATCTGCTACAAAATTGGCAGTACTATATCCGGTTCCAACTAGTTTTAGTGCGGATAATGCACTTGCTTTATTTTTTACTAATGTAGAATCGGAATCATACGCTAAAGGATTTTCTACAATACCAACTCTTGCTATTTGATTACCTACAATAAAATCTGGATCTTCAGTATCATTTTCAATTCTTGAGTAAACTAATACTCTATATGCGCCAAGTTCTCTGTAAATATCATATCCGTGCCCGTTTTGTGGCGGAATAATGACTTTAAATGAGGGAGTAGTTGTACCAGTTGGAACTCCACCTGCAACTAAATCCACCGTACCATAACTATATCCAGAACCTCCATTTGTGATGATGGCAGACTCTACTTTAGAATCACTGTTAATAACAATCGTACATCTAGCTCCAACACCATCCCCATAAATTGGAACGTTGGTATAAACTCTGTTTGCAGTTCCTATGCCAACGCCTCTACTTAAAACTTGCGCGATTTTAATCTGTCCGCTATTTAAAGCATTATTTCTAACTGGGGTATAATCAGGATTGGTTTCCCAATCTGAAGGAACTGGAATAAAATTGGTCGATTCGAATTTGACTAGTTCATTTGGTTTTATAGTGTAAAGATATTTCCATATGTAACCATCTTCGCTATCACCTGCTGCTCTTGGTTCTAAATCAGTAAATGTTGGCTCATCTAGAGAGGGTTTTCCAGTTGGATTCTCAGGATCAACTCCATTATACAAACAAATGTAGACTCTGTAATCACTGTTTACGACATAAAAGTTTGCAGAATACAAACTAGTTGAATTAGATGGAACAGATAAACTAGTTCTACTAATGTCATGTCTATACATGTCATAAACAGTTCCCGAAGTCCAAGTAATTTTTCTAACTACCTGCCTTACATCACCGCTTGTAATTTTTTTCAAAGCGATCATTGTATCCCAATAATCATTTTCCTGATCAAAATTATCTTTTGGTGCAGGTGGAAGTGAATCCCAGTTTGCATCATAATTTGATGCATTGGGTAATCCAACAAAGGTATAATAACTATTGGAACTTGAAGTCGCCGCCGCAACAAAGTTTTTAGCGTTTAATATTCTAAGTTGATCAGTTATAATCGCAGACATTTTTGTCGTTTTTTATCTATTTATAGTTATTATTTAAACGGTTGTAGAATAACCAACATATCTCAGAGGATTAATTCTTTGAATTACTGCGCCAGTAGACAATCCAGAAATACCATTAATATTATAAGAATTGAAACTCAAAGGTTTCTTTCTGGTTGGAGTGTTTATCTTACCCCAACTAAATTGTCCGTAGAAACTACTGTAACCCATTCCAGTTAATCCATTATAATTTGAGACCTTAACAATAACTCTTGAAACATTAGTTAATCCAACTCCTGGAACACTTGTTTGTGCTATAGAAACTGAAGCAACTTTATATACGTTATCAAGACAAGTTGTTCCAATACCAACAATTGAATTGGTAGAATCTAATGAAGTTATTCCAAAACCAATATTGGAATTAAATACTGTAAAGTAATAATCAGTTTTTATTCCGCTGATTCCAGTTGATGCAACGCCGACTGTAATATTAGTATTTCTTAAATAAGAATCTGTAGGAATAAACAAATCAAATATAATTCCAGTCGTTGCAACACCAACTGAAGTTGTAGAAACGCCGACAATTATTCCAAAGTCTCCTTCATATGAAACATCTTCAATTCTCTCTGATTTGAGAGATGGATATTGAATCAAAACTTGTGGTGGAGTTTTAGAAGTATATCCAAATCCTGGAGTTGTAACAGTCAGAGAAGTTATAATTCCCGAAGTTATAGATGCTGTTGCGGTAGAAGTTGACCCAATACCCACTGGATTTCCGATAACAACTGTTGGATTGGTTGTAAATCCTAATCCACCATTAGTAAGACTCAATGAAGAAATAGTTCCTGCAGCGGAAACTACGGCAGTTGCTGATGCACCAACTATAACGTCTTGAGAAGTTATTAAAATTTTTGTTTTAAATGGAGTTGTTGAATTTTCTCTATTGTCATCAAAGAAAATCTTTACGCTCTCCACAAAAATTTCAGTAGATGCAGTTCCTACATTGTTAATTATGTTAGTTGTTGGTTGAATAAGAGGTTCATATATTTCTCTATTTTTTCCTATTTCTTGACCACTAATAATTTTATCTTCAGTTTGCCTACACCAGATCAAAGGCCTAGAAAGAGTTTCGTCAATTGACAATCCATATCCATTATATGGATTGGTTTGAATAATATCAGAAGAAACGATATCAGTAACAAGTCTTTCATCTTCTTTTTGTGATAAAATATCACTGTTTAATCTCACAGTATCTCCAGATTTGATAGTTTCTAAAACATCATTAAAGACAACATCTATTGCCCCAGTTCCTTTATAAAATAGGATTTTACAAGTATCACCTTCTTTTGGTGGTTCCGAGAAAGTAAATGTACTTCCTCCATTGAAAGTATATCCAGATCCAGGAACTTGTAAAATATCATTAATGAATATTAATAATATAGATTGTACGTCAATATTTGAACCAAATCTTGCACGGATTGATGTTTGTGCACCATCTATTTTAATTGGGAAGTTTCTTCTTGTGCCATTAAATAAGTTTTCAATTTTATCAATAACTTGGAAGTCCCCAATAGACCATCCTGAGAAGAGATCTGCAAAAACCTGATCGATAGTTAATTCAAATCTACTAAATGGTTTTGAGGGATCTGTTGGAATTCCTGTCAATCCTCCAGTAGGAATGGTAAGAACCTCAGAAACTTTATATGCATAACCTAGATTTCTAACTTCAAAATCAACTACACTAGATCCTTGACCAACAACAATATTGACTGTGGACTGTGTTCCAATTCCAGAATACCCAGGAGAGTAAATTAATGGAATATTATCATAATTACGTGGAGATTCAAATACAACAATTGGTGGATTTGACGACGTATAACCAGATCCTGGATTTGTGATGGTTATATTAGTTGAAATACGCCCTGATGAAATAGTAGAGAAACCAATAAATTCATAATTTAAAATTCCATTGCTGGCAGTTTTTACGCCAACATCGACTAATCCAACAGTTGGAGAGTTCAGACTTATTAATGCAGAAGTTCCGGAAACAATAGATTGACTTGAAGTACTTCCTGAACCAATTAAAACATAAGTGTTTCCAACACCTACAATAGGAACATTTTGGAATATTGATCCTATTCCTATTGTATTTGAAGTTGAATATTGTAATTTATTGAGAACTCCATTTTGATTGTTTATTGGAATAATTGTGCTTCCTGAACTAATGGTTGTAGAAGTTTCGGCAATTATTTCATAATTTTCATGTCCTCTATAACCGGATCCAGAATATCCAACACTAATCGCAGAAATAGTGCCTGCAACAGAAACTATTGAAGTTCCTCCTGCTGAAATTAATGGTTGATATCCAAATCCTTGAGTAGATGCTACCGAAACAATGACTCCACCTCTAGGAACACTTGCATTATTGATATCATACGCAGTCGAAGATATAGTTCCAGTAAATGCTAAGGTAGTTATACCCGTATTTTCTCTTAATTTGTAATCTCCATTAATATTAACGGATCCAAGTCTTTGTGGTTCCTGGAAAACATTGTTTATCAAGAGAACCATACCGCCGGTAGAAATTCCAGTAATATTCGAATTGGAAGATTTTAAAATAAATTCAGTGTTTATTCCAGTAAACTGTTCTGATAAACCATCAAAAATATAATTCTTACTATATGGTTCATTTATATCATCTTCTATTCCTGATCTCAGAAAGACTCTTCCTGCAAATGTAGAACGAGTAGTAATACCAGTGTAATCCCTATCATCAGGTCTATTTGTTATAGTTCCAATTGGAGAATTTCCATATGGTGCTTCTACAAAGTGAATTGTATTATCGATGATATTGTAGTTGCCGGTAATTTTGGTAACAGTTGATCCAATAGAGTGATTCTCTGCATTTGTTCCCATCCAACCTCGATCAACCAATAAAGCATTGGTTGATCCATAACCAACAGTATTTACCTTTACTATCTCATCGTTAATCTTCAGCAAATCGCCACCAAAAATAGAGGTTATTCCCGAAAGAGTTAAATCAACTACATTGAAGGCAACATTTTTCGCTAGAGTTGTAGTTGTTGATGTGGAGACAATAGGAGATTGAATAAAGTTGTCAATGGTTACCAAACATTTTGTATTTTGTTTTTTGGCAGTGAATGAGTGTGTTGTTCCTATTCCAACTGAGGTAATTGTAAGAGGTTCTGGAATTGCTTTTAGTGCCTTTTCCGCACTTGCTGCCAATCTAATATCAAGATCATTTACTTTAATTACGAATACTGATGAAGGCAATAAATCAGTTGATCCAATTCCGGTAATAGTTGTTGTTGCAATACCAATGGGACTACCATTACCTTGACTATAAACAAGTTCCTCTCCAGTTACATAAAAATGTTTTGGAATTCTTACTGAATTGTTTGCAACATTTACCGTTGTTGTATTTGAAGCATCAAATACTCTTTGGAAGATTGGTATTTGTCTATGTTTTAAATCAAATGATCTCTTAATAGAATTGTAAATTCCTTCAAATTCCCCATAAGATGTTTCTATGTTGGAATTTGTGAAATCATATGATTGTAAAGTATTTGCCGTACTAACAACTTTCATTGAGTTTTGATAAACTTTAACCTCTGCTGAAATATTTGGATTAGGAGTAAATGTTAATGTTGTTCCTGTTATAGTACTAACACCAACTCCAAAAGTTCCTAATCCGGAGGAGGTTTCTATGACACCAAATTCTGATACATATGCTTCAGTTTCATCATCAACAACTACTAGTTCAGAAACTTGATATTCATCATTCGTAGTGTCTTTAACAACTGCAATATAGTAGGCCGATCCATATTCTTTAGAATATGTTGTTATTCCAATTTGAGTAGGTGTTGGTGACGAAGAAATAGATACGTATCCAGACCTTACTTCGCAATTGTCAAATGATAATGAGGAAGTACTAATTCCTACATTTGTACTAGCAACTGAAACTCTAAGTGTATTAATAACATAGGTAGTTCCCAATCCAACATTTGGCGTAAAATCTAAATTGACATTTGATCCAGAAATATAAGCGGTATAAGTTCCTATTCCTTCTCCGACATATCTGACTCTACTTGAGTTTGATAATCGACCATATTCTACGATGCTTACATCAGTACCATCATTCAATAAAGTTATTTCATCAAACTGGAAATATGTACCGTTTGTAGCAGAGAACTGAACCAAGACTTTTGATGCCAAATAAGTAGATCCGATACCAACAATATTTGTCTGTGTGGTAGTTCCTGCGGGAACTGTTGCTGTCGATGATCTTACATCAATTAAACTGCCAAAAGAAGTACTTCCAATACCAGAAGAAGTATCTCTAATACCATATGATATTACACTAATATCATAGTTGCTATAAAA